AGCAAAGAATGCAACACACGATGAGATGGTGGCTTACATAAGAAAAAATCCACAGGAGTATGCTGTAGGTGGCATAGTAAAGAAACTAGCGCCAAAGGTCATAGGTAAGTTAAGAGAGTTTGCACCTAAAATAGAAGGACCAAAAACACCAAAACAGAGTTTTACCGCTTTTGATGAAGCAGGACTACCCATAAAAGATTTTGATAATTTTAAGGACGCACAAAAATTTGTAGAAAAAGAACCAGCATATTCTGTTGGTAACACACCTAAACCACAAACAGATGACACAGCTGGTGCAATGTTTTGGCCGTCACGTGAGAAGTTGATAGATGCACCGTTTGAGACTGCAAAAGGATCAGAGTGGCTAGCATATTTAAAACGACCGTTTGCAAAACACAATCCTGTCAAAGACATGGAACTAAATGATACACAATTATCAACACACTTATCTAGAAACGCTAACAACAAATTATCCAAAGCAGATGTCGTAAAAGATTTTGATGAAAAGTTAGCACCAGATATTGATGTCATAGTATTAGGGGGTGGTAGAAGAGACACTAGTAGAGCTTTACAAGATATATTAAGAACAGATTTACAAGGATTTAGACCTGGACCACTTAGAAATACCTTAAGTGATTTACAACTTAGAGTAAATCCATTAGCTGAAGCTATTGGTAACAATGACAAACAGGGTATATTAAAAATAGTAGGACAGATAGAAGACTCAGTACAAAAAAACTTTGGCGTACCTAATTCAATTACAGAAGGTTTTCCACAAAAGTTTCCGTTTGAATTAAAAGAACCTTTACAAGAAATAGCACAACTATCCGGCGTAAGACTTGCAGGGTTTAAATCATATGCAAGAGAAGCAAATTATAGGGGACAACAAACTCTTAGTGGTGGATCTAACTACCGTGAGTTTTTATTTAAGTATAATCACAAACCAGGATCACTGCGTAACACAGAGCCAACGTATACCTACGCGCATGATTTTGGTTTAACAACTTCTCAACGTGCAGGTGGTTTCGTACACATGCGTACATCGGATAGAACAGATGCGTTTGGCAGAAGAATATTACACATAGAAGAAATACAATCTGACATGCATCAACCAATAAACGCTGCAGCAAGAAGAGTAAAAAAATATCAAGCAGAACAAGCAGCGAGAGGAGAACCTCTATCTAACACGAGAGCATACCAAAATGATATTGAAGCTGGTACGTATGCACCACGTGGTGATGTGGTAAGAGAGGTTGATAATGCAAACGAGCAACAAATGATGTTGATACAAGCAAAAATAGATGATCTATTACAGTTGCCACAGACACAACAGACACAAGTAAGAATAGCTAGGTTAAACAGAGAACGTGCAAAGATAAGAAAGATTATTGCAGACAAAAGAGCAAAATCAGCAGAGGGTGCGCATAGTGGCGTTCCTCAAGGACCTTACAGTAAGACAGAGGATTACAACGAATTTGTTATGAAATATGCGCTTAGAACAGCACAAGAAGGTGGATACGACGGTATATCTATATCATCGCCACAAATAAAAAATCTAAGTACATCTAGAGGCAGTAGAGATTATATGGGCAATATCACAGCTTACGGTCCAATAGCAGAAGGTGCTATGAAAAAAGTCGGTAAGAAAAGTGGTGCAAAGTTCATGAAAACTGTTATAACTGATGATAGTAATAGGGCTTACGAAGTTCCTACTTTAATAATTAAAGATAATCCTGCAGCACAGGATATAATTAGCAAAGGCATAGGAGCGTACAAGAGAGGGGGAATAGTCGTAAATGGCTGACGATAATAAAAATAATATAGATAAAGCATTAGAAGCACTTACAGGTGCATTGGACATAGAGCCAACTGGTGAAGAAATAGATGTTACACCAAAAGGTGTAGAGTTTGAATCTGATTTTGAAATAATGGAAGACGGCAGTGCTGAAGTTAATTTAGATCCAAACGCACCAATAGATAAAACAAACATACCACATGATGCTAATTTAGCAGAATACATTGAAGATGAAGAATTAGGTAGATTTGCAGGTGATCTACTAGCAGAATTCGAAGCGGATAAAGACTCAAGAAAAGATTGGGAAGATACCTATATCAAGGGTCTTGACATGTTAGGTTTTAAATTTGAAGACCGAACACAGCCGTTCGAAGGAGCGTCCGGGGTCGTACATCCCTTACTCGCTGAATCTGTTACACAGTTTCAAGCCCAAGCGTATAAGGAACTTCTCCCCCCAAGCGGCCCCGTACGAACTCAAGTAATAGGATTATCTACACCTGAAGTAGAAGATCAGGCAAAACGTGTGCAAGAATTTATGAACTATCAAATCACTGAGGTGATGCAAGAATACGATCCTGACATGGATCAACTATTATTCTATCTACCTCTTTGTGGTTCTGCATTTAAAAAAGTTTACTATGACGGTTTAATGAAAAGAGCTTGTGCAAAGTTTGTTGCGGGTGAAGATTTAGTTATAAATTACATGGCCACTGATTTAGAGTCAGCAGATAGAATTACACACGTAATAAAAACTAGTGGCAATGACGTGCGTAAGCAACAGCTACAAGGTTTTTATCGTGACATAGAATTAGCTACAGGTTCAGTTGATCCTGACGATGTAGCAGATAAAGTGGACGAATTACAAGGATCTGAAAAAAGTTACGGATCTGGAGATGACGAACACATTATTTTAGAAATGCATATTAATGCTGATGTACCAGGTTTTGAAGATACGTCTGGTGTAAAATTACCTTACATAATTTCTATTGATCAATACTCTCAAGAGATATTATCCATCAAAAGAAACTACAGAGAGGGTGATCCAAACTTTATGAAGAATCAATACTTTGTACATTACAAGTTCCTCCCAGGGTTAGGCTTTTATGGATTTGGTCTAATTCACATGCTAGGTGGATTATCAAGAACTGCAACAAGCGCTTTGCGACAACTGATTGATGCAGGAACTCTTGCTAATCTGCCAGCAGGTTTTAAGGCGAGAGGTATGCGCATACGTGATCATGATGAACCACTACAACCTGGTGAGTTTAGAGATGTAGATGTAACAGGTCAGTCGATAAAAGAATCATTGATGATGTTGCCTTACAAAGAACCATCAGCTGTATTATTTCAATTGTTAGGTTTTGCTGTAGATGCAGGTAAATCATTTGCTGCAATAGCAGATATGAAAATGGGTGAAGGCAACGAACAAAACCCTGTAGGCACAACACTGGCATTGATAGAGCGTGGTACAAAAGTTATGAGTGCAATACATAAAAGATTACACTACGCACAAAAAATAGAATTTAAACTATTGTCAAAAGTTTTTCAATTATATTTACCACCACAGTATCCATACATGGTTGCAGGTGGTAATCAAATGATAAAAGCTGCTGACTTTGACAACAGAGTAGACGTCATGCCCGTATCAGATCCTAATATATTTTCTATGGCACAACGTGTTACACTTGCACAACAACAATTACAATTAGCTACAGCAGCACCACAGTTACACAATTTACGTGAAGCTTACAGAAGAATGTATGACGCTATGGGTGTTGACAACGTAGAGGGTATATTGAAACCAGATCCTGACATGCCAAAACCTATGTCACCTGCGATGGAGAATGCGTCTGCTATGCGTGGCAAAGATCCAAAACCTTTTCCTATGCAAGATCATCAAGCACATATTGCTGCTCACGCAGAATTTATGTTTACAAGAATGGTGCAGATAAATCCACAGTTATACGCTATGCTACAAGCACACGTCTCTGAACACATATCTTTGTTAGTATCAGAACAAATGCAACAAAAGTATGCACCGCAGTTTCAAGAGTTACAACAAGCTATGCAACAAGCACAGCAAAATCCACAGGCTATGCAACAATTACAACAGCAAATGGATCAATTGGTAAATCAACAAGCTTCTGAACAAGCACAGATGGAAGCACAGATGACAAAACAATTAGCGTCTGATGAAGAAGCTAGAATAAGCAAAGAAGCTCAAGATCCTCTTGTAAAACTAAAACAACAAGAAATTGACTTGAAAGCTATGGAGACACAAGCTAGACTACAAAAAGATATGATGGTTGATGCTGAGAAGTTAGATCTACAAAGAGATCAACTTGAGGCTAATACTACAATTGATTTAATGCGTGTTGCAGCTGACGTTAACAAAGAAGATTCTACTGAAGCAATGGCACTATTGAAAGAAAACATGGCTAACACAAGGGAGGCCATGAAACAAAATGCAAACGGCAATGGAAGAAGAAAAAAAACTACTGATCAAACTTAGAGATGCAATGACCAAGATAGAGGAAGCAGCTCAGAGTGAAATCAATAAAGAAGAAGATTATTTACAAGTTTGTGGTGCGCTTATGGCTGTCACTAGAAACATGTATGAGAAAGCTTTGGGTGCCGAGCAAACAAAAGAAATGTTTGCAGCCGTTGCTGATAGCTTTGACTATCAATCAGCGATTATGCAGATCTATAAAGATCATGCTAATCCAACAATACATTAGGAGATATAGATGCCAAGAGTAGGAGGAAAAAGATTCCCATACACGTCTGCTGGTGCACAGCAGGCACAAAAGTTTGCACGTGAGACAGGACAGCAAATGTCTATGAACAAAGGTGGTTCTACGTCCACGCGTAAAATAAAGAAAGTCATTAAGGGACTTAAAAAAGCTTCTAAACTACATGCCGGTCAAGCAAAAAGTTTGAAAAGTATTGTAGGTAAGAATGGTAAAAAAGGAAAGAAGAGGAGGTAATATGAAGTTACTAGAAGATATTTGGGCATGGCTCAATGAATGGAACAATTGGAAAGCAAAGGATTGGATTAAAGCTGGAATTGTTGCGCTTATAGTTGTTCTAATAATTGGAGCTATTTAATGGTCGATAGAAGATCAGAATATTTACGAAAAAGAAACACTCCGACCCCGTTTAATCAGGGGCCGGAGATGCAGAATTACAATCGTATGATAGAGCTGCAATCGCAAGCACCTAACTTTGCAAAAAACGATCCACGTATACAAGAGCTCAAAGACACAAGAAGACAATACAATCGTCAAGACAAATACACGATTGGTCAAAGACAAGGTATGTCACCTCTTGCTGTGCAAAGTCAATTTGCAAATCAAAGTGAGGGACTTAGAACAGCTGCACCTGATGTTTTTAGAACCATGTATCCTATTCAAAGTGCAATACAAGACTACACAAGTGGTGGTGGTTTACTTGGTTTAGCTGCAAGAGCTGGTGCTAATTTTTTATCTAACATATCTGACTTTGGAAAAGATATGTTAAGTAAGAAAGGTATTACTGGTGCTGCAGACACAGATGAAGAAGAAATGGAGGATTATGCAGCGCAAACTTTTGGATTTGACGGTACGACTAGACCTTTTCCACAACAAGGTTTTCCTATAACTTATCCTCAAGATAAACCTATAGGTAATACTTTTACACAAGAAGGCGGCAATAAATATTTTAATGATTTATCACCAGAGGAATTGGCTTTTGTTATGGGTCGAACAGATACAATTGCAGATGAAGATATGAATGTGCCTGTGCCATTTAACGATTCAAGAAGAGAAGCAGGTATAGCATCTATGTATGGTCAAGGTCCTACCTTCGCAACAACTAACAGACCTTATCAAAAAGAATATGAAAATTTTTTAGCAAACATGACTGACACCACAAGAAGTTTTGCACCTACATACGAAGAGTTTGTAGAGGCGTTTGAAAATGTAAATAAAAAAGGTGGACCTCAATATGGGTTCACGTATCAAAGCCCATCGAGTATGAGATAATGTCTTCAAAAGCAAGAGATGATTACATAGCAAAAACGTATAGCTATTCTTCACCTAAGCCTACACCTAAAGTTACACAAACTCAAACTAATCCTGGTGGAAACTTTGGAGGATATTCTAACGAACAACAACAATACGCCGCTAGTGTTTTAGATATAATGGATCAAGATAAAGTGATCGGTGGAAATTTAGGATTGGGATCTAGTGGTGCATTGTTTGAAACCAATGTTCCAGGAGTTTACTACAGTTCTTATGTTCCAGGCACACAAAGTTATTCTCCAACAGGTTACGTCACCCTTTCAGGACCAGGAGCTTTATACGAAAACGGTGAGCTTATAGAAGGTTATGTAGATCGTGGTATTTATAATCCTTACGGCGGTGGCTTTGGCGGCGGCGGTGGTGGTGGATTTAACTACGGCTATGGACGAGGCGGCGGCGGAGGCAGCGGCTTTGGTTACAGTATGAACATGGGTATGCAAGGACAACCAAGACAAAGAGCACAAGTAGGACCAGGAAGTTTACAAGAACAAGTTAACCAAGCATTTTTGTCAGGTGGTAAACCATTTGCCAAAGGTGGTATAGTTAGTTTAGTGGAGGATTAATATGTTTGGATTACCAGTAGAAATGATAACAATGCTAGGCTCATCGTTGCTAGGTGGCTTCATGACTATATGGGGTCAAAGCATCAAAGCAAAACAAGAAGAGCAGAAGTTATTGATTGCACGTGCAAACGCACAGATGAAACACATTGAAAGTGCAAGAACTTATGATAACAAAGGGTTTCAATTTACACGAAGAATTATTGCACTTACTGCAGTATTCTTTATAATAGTGTGGCCAAAGATAGTGCCAGTATTTTTTGATACAGCAGTATTTTTGACATGGACTGAATTTAGTAGAGGTTTCTTGTTCTTAATAGAACAGAAAGAAATGCTTGTAGACAGGCAGTATGCAGGCGTTGTAATCACACCTATGGATACGCACTTAATGTCAGCTATCGTAGGATTATATTTTGGAGGGAGCTTAGTTAAAAAATGATGAAGCCAAAGAAAAAAGTAATGAAGAAAAAAGCTAAGAAGGCTAACGGAAAGAAATCTTCTTTTGGTATGCTTTCTGTAAAAGCTGGAATAGATAACAATCCTAATCCTACTCAAGCAGATAGAATTGCTGGTGCTAAAAAAGGTGCAAAGCAAAAAATGGCTGGAGGAGGTTCTCCTGGATTGTACGCAAACATACACGCTAAAAGAGCACGTGGTGAAAAAATGAGAAAGAAAGGTGCAAAGGGTGCGCCTAAAGCCGGTGCTTTTGCAAGAGCGAAAAAAACAGCGAGGTCGTAATGGGTAAATTGTGTCCTAAGGGTAAAGCTGCAGCTAAACGTAAATTTAAAGTTTATCCTAGCGCATATGCAAATATGTACGCTAGTGCTGTATGCTCTGGTAAGGTTACTCCTGGCGGCAAAAAGAAAAAGAAAGCTGCTGGAGGCTTGATGTCAAATAAAATATCACAAGATAGAAAAAAAATATCTAGCTACGGCCAAGGCGGTATAGCCAAGGGCTGTGGTGCTGTGATGGAAAACAGACGCAAGGTAACAAAGAAAACGTAATGGCAAAAAAAGGTCTTAGATCTTGGGTAAACGAAAATTGGGTAGATATCGCCAATAAAAAATCAGATGGATCATATCCTAAGTGTGGTAGATCTGGTGGTGAGAAAAGAAAAAAATATCCTAAGTGTGTGCCTATAGCTAAAGCTAGAGCCATGAGCAAAGGTCAAAAAGCATCTGCTGTTGCAAGAAAACAAAAAGCAGGTAACACTGGACCTAAACCTTCTAACGTTGCCACAATTAAAAAAGCAGGTGGTGGGTATATTGGCCCTAACATGTCTGGATCTTACGATGGTGTAGAACTTTCTAACCCTAGTTATAGAAGTTACTATGCAGGCAGAAAAATGTAATGGCAACACCAGCTTGGCAAAGAAAAGAAGGTAAAAGTAAATCTGGAGGATTGAACAGAAAAGGCGTAGCATCCTATCGTGCTGCTAACCCAGGTTCTAAACTCAAGACAGCAGTTACCACCAAACCATCTAAATTAAAAAAAGGTTCTAAAGCTGCAAAACGTCGTAAATCGTTTTGTGCTAGAATGGAAGGAATGAAGAAAAGAAGAACAAGTGCAAAGACAGCTAGAGATCCTAACTCTAGAATAAATAAATCTTTGCGTAAATGGAATTGTTAGTATATAGAACTAATTAATGAGAGACGAAAACGCGGTTTATCTCGTTTTGAAAAAGATTAGATCGCGCAAAGATGAACTAAAAGAAGTGATAGCTATAGGCTTACCTAGCTTTGAGGAGTACATGAAAGCTGTTGGTGAGTATAAAGCTTACACTATAATTGAACAGGAAGTACAAGACCTGCAGAAAGATGAGGACGAAGATGGCAACAATAATACCTAAACGTAAATTTGCGTTAGAAGAAAAAGACCTTGCAGTTGAGGCTGACGAAAACAACAAGAAAGCTGAAGATAAAGAAAACAGATTTCTTAAAAAAATACAAGAAGATGCTACAAAAGATATAGAGCATTTACCATCAGAAAAAGTTATAGAACGTTTACCGGAACCTACTGGTTGGCGTATGCTTGTTTTACCCTACAAAGGACAAGGTAAAACAAAAGGTGGTGTTTTATTAACTGATGAAACAATGCAAGAGCGTAGTTATACGACCGTAACAGGATTGGTTCTTAAGATGGGACCAGATTGTTATAAGGACGAAGTGAGATATCCAAACGGACCTTGGTGTAAAGTAAATGACTGGATTATATTTGGTCGTTATGCCGGATCACGTTTTGGTATAGAGGGTGGTGAAGTTAGGATACTTAATGAGGACGAGATAATTGCTGTGGTAAAAGACCCAGAGGATATCTTGCAATTTAGAAACTAACAGGAGAAAATATGCCTGCAGAAAATAAAGTGCAGACACAGAGCGAAGCAGAAGAAAAGATGGTAGATTTACCTGACACTGGTTCACCTGTGGATGTAGAAATAGCAGATACTAAAAAAACCATTAATCCTGAAGAAGAAGTTCCTGTTGTAGAGACAACAGTTGAAACTGCATCGACAGAGGAGATGGACGATTATGGACAAAAGGTTCAATCGAGAATAGACAAATTAACTAAAAAATTAAGAGAAGCTGAAAGACGCGAACAAGCTGCTGTGCAGTACGCACAAGGTGTGCAGAAAGAAGCACAAGAACAAGCAGCAAGATCAAATCAAATAGATACTGGTTACGTTACTGAGTTTGCAGATCGTGTGGAAGCACAGATGACACAAGCTAAAAACGAGCTAAAACAAGCTATGGATCTAGGAGATGTAGATAAACAAGTTGAGGCACAAGCTAAAATAAGCAGATTATCTATTGAAGAAGAACGCGCAGCTTCACATAAAGCACAAAGAGAAAGACTACAAAAGGAGATGCAAGCACAAGGAGTTGACCCAAATCAGCCCCAAATGCCTCAGCAACCTATGCCGAGACAGCCTGCACCACCTCGTCAACCTGATCCAAAAGCACAAGAATGGGCTGAAAAGAACGAATGGTTTGGTACAGATGAACCAATGACCTTGACTTCTTTCTCAATTCATCGTAAATTAATGGAAGAAGGATTTGACCCGAAGTCAGATTCATACTATAGTGAAGTAGACAAAAGAATGAGGGATACTTTTCCTCATAAATTTGAACAAAAGGTTTCGCCTTCTCAAACTGTTGCCTCTGCTAACAGAGCAGCACCAGGAAAGGCGCGTAAAGGTTCTGTGAGACTCACACCATCACAGGTAGCCATTGCAAAAAAACTAGGTGTGCCGCTACAAGAATATGCGAAGTACGTGAAGGAGTAGGCATATGGAAAAAAATATTAAAAATAAACTACCGTCACGCGAGTCAGAAACCCGAGCTAAAACCGAGCGAAGGAAGGAATGGGCTCCACCATCACAGTTAGATGCACCACCTGCACCAAAGGGCTTTAAGCACCGATGGATAAGGGCAGAGACCATAGGTCAAATGGATCAAAAAAATGTATCCGCTAGACTTAGAGAAGGATGGGAGTTTGTGAGAGCAGACGAATATCCGGATATGGAATGGCCCGCACTTGATACAGGTAGATATGAAGGTGTTATAGCTGTTGGAGGTTTAATGCTAGCAAGAATTCCTGAGGAGATTGTTGAGCAGCGTAAACAATATTTTGCGCGAGTAGCGCAAGATAAAGATGATGCTGTTGCAAATGATCCACTTAAGGACCAACATCCTAGCATGCCTGTAAGTAATGAAAGCAGGAGAACTCGCGTAACCTTTGGTGGCGGTAAGAAAAACAACTAGTTTTTTCTCCACATAAGTTACACAAAACTGACACACTCATGGTGAGTGTGTTGTAATAATTACTATGAGGATAAAATCATGGCTAATATTGACGCAGCATTTGGGTATAGACCAATTGGTAAAGTTGGTAGTGGCGTTCAAAACATGGGTACAACTATGTACACTATCCAAGATAACTTAAGTGACGCTATTTTTAAAGGCGATCACGTGTTACAATCTGGCGGTTTCGTTATTAAAGGGACTGCTTCAGGTGCAACAATTCTTGGTGTGTTCAATGGTTGTTTCTACATTGACCCTACTAGCAAAAAACCTACTTACTCAAATCACTATCCAGGAAGTATTAACGTAACCAGTCAAGGTTCGATTTCTGGATCAACTAATATCGACGCGTATATCTATGATGATCCGTACATGCTTTTCGAAGCTCAATGTGATGGCACACTAGCTAAAACTGATATTGGTAAGAACACTGATACTGCTCTTACTGCAGGTAGCGCAATCAACGGTCTGTCTAAAAACGAAATAGACAGTAGCGCTGAGGCTACTACAGCTGGCTTACAGGTCAAAATCATTGGGATTACAAAAGATCCAGAGAACGATGATGCTTCTAGTGCTAATGCTAACTGGTACGTTATGTTTAACGAACACGTTAAATTAGGCACAGGTATCACCGGAACATAATAGTTAGAGGAGAGATAAATGGCAATTTCAAGAATGCAATTGGTCAAAGAGCTCGAGCCTGGCTTGAATGCTCTGTTCGGATTAGAATACGACCGATACGAAAACCAGCACACAGAAATTTTCGACTTAGAAAATTCTGACCGTGCTTTTGAAGAAGAAGTAATGCTTGGTGGGTTTGGCAATGCAGAGGTAAAACCAGAAGGTTCTGGTGTTGTTTATGAAGCAGCACAAGAAACTTTCACTGCACGCTATTCACACGAAACAATCGCTTTGGCTTTCTCATTAACTGAAGAAGCCGTAGAGGACAACCTTTACGACAAAATCAGCACGAGATACACGAAGGCATTGGCACGTTCAATGGCTAACACTAAACAAATCAAGGGTGCTAACGTTCTTAACAGAGCGTTTAACAGTTCATTCCTTGGTGGAGATGATAAGGAGCTTTGTGCTACTGATCACCCTACGCTTAGTGGAAACCAAAAGAACGAGCTATCAACAGCAGCTGACTTAAACGAAACTTCGCTTGAGCAGATGTTAATTGATATCGCCGACATGAAGGATGAAAGAGGAATGAAAATTGCTCTTAGAGGTATGAAAATGATTATACCTGTCAACCTACAATTCGTAGCTGAAAGGTTATTGAAAACACCAGGCAGAACGCAAACTGCTGATAATGATATCAATGCAGTTAGATCAATGGGAATGGTGCCACAAGGTTATGTGGTAAACAACTTCCTAACTGATACTGACGCATTTTTCATTAAAACAGATTCACCTAATGGGTTAAAAATGTTCACAAGAGCTCCTATTAGAACTGCTATGGAAGGCGACTTCGACACTGGAAACGTAAGATACAAAGCTAGAGAGAGATACTCTTTTGGGTTCTCTGACTGGAGAGGTATCTTCGGATCACCAGGAGCGTAAATCAATAAAGGAGGGGGATGTCCCCCTCCTACCTAGTATTAACTAGTTGTACAGACTTGCTAGGAAGACGATATAGAGACTGTATAACAAAAGGTCTATATGACCAAGGAGATTAAAAATGGCTAACACAACTTTTACAGGTCCACTTAGATCTGAAAGTACAATTAAAACTATAAGCAAAAACACTAGCACTGGAGCTATCACTGAAGTAACAACACTTGGTGATGGACCGGTAAGTCTTTCTGATGGAAACGTAACTCTTACAAACGCTACACACAGCGGAAGAATATTACTTGTTCCAGATGGAGGTCAAGATAATACATACACATTACCAGCACCAGTAGCTGGATCTGTGTTTAGATTTGTTTATGCAGGAGGAGCAGCTGACGCTACTGATGCAATCATTGTTACTCCAGGCAACTCAAACTTTTACATTGGTGGATTAACTTTTCATGACCAAGATGGTGATGCAATAAGTTCTGTGTTTTCTGACGGTAATTCAAACAGTAGTATTCAAATAAATGTACCACAAGCGTTTGACATTACCATTGTTGGAAAAGACACAACTAATTATCAAATTTTTGGTAGTGTAACATCAACAACTGTACCAGCGTTTGCTGATCAGTAAAACTAACAATGTGGGGCTAGAAACGGCCCCACAGTTCTTGATTAAGGAGGGAACATGGCAGACACAGTAACAGGACCAACAATTGTACAAGAGAATGATAAAAGAGTTACAATCAAAATTGTTGTTCAATCAGACGGAACAGGAAGCACAACTGTATTTGGAGACGTATCAGCACTAAATGCTAGAAACGACGGCACAGCTGTAGCACACCTAGGATTACAAAGAGTATGGTGGTCATGCGCTAATGGCGATGGCGGCGATGCTTTTGCTCGTTTAGATGAAGAAGATTCAGACGGAGACATTCCAATAATAACTTTAATTGACTCAGGCTACTGGGACTTTAGAGAGTTTGGTGGTATACCAGCTGATCAATCTTCTAACAGTAATCAAAGTGATGTTAACTTTGTTGTACCAGGTGCAGCAGATTCTGGTAATACATATACTTGCGTAGCTGAATTTCAAAAGATATACTAGAGGTTAAATGGGTACGGCTTATTCAGGCACACAGACCTTCAACCTCTCAGTAGAAGAAATTATTGAAGAGGCATTTGAAAGATGTCAGCTAGAGACTAGAACTGGTTATGATTTAAAAACAGCCAGAAGATCTCTTAACTTGATGTTAGCAGAGTGGGCAAATCGTGGTTTAAATTTATGGACCATTACATATGCAACACAGACGCTGACCGCTGGCACAAACTTCTACGCCATAGATCAAAAAACTGTAGATATAATTGATGCTGTCATTACAACGACAGCAGGTGCAACTTCTAATTTAGAAGGTGATAGTAGCACAACAGATGTTACTATGAATAAAATATCTAGAACAGAATACATAAACTTAAGTAAAAAAGAAAATTCATCTAGTGGTGATGCAAGGCCTACGCAGTTTGCTTTAGTGCCTGGCACAGTCACAACAGGTGGATCTACTAGCAGTGGTAGACCAGCAAATGATCTAACATTGTTTTTGTATCCTAGCCCAGACAAAGCATACATATTCAAGTATTTTTATTTAGCAAGAATAGAAGATGCAGGTAACTACACTAACAATGTAGACGTGCCTTTCTACTTTCTTCCTTGTTTGACTGCTGGTTTGGCATACTATATA